TGCTTTAATTTTAGTCCCAACAGCACTATCATATGCACTGCTAGGTAAACAAAAATACATTTCATAATGTGCCATTATCTGTGACTCCTTTTACCTGCTTTATAAATTCTTATTGCTTCATTATCATCAATAATATCAGAATAAACTAATACATCATCTAACTTCCCATCGTACTGTCTAATAAAACTACCATTATTTCCTAAAAGAAAAGAACCAGTCACTGCAGTCAAACTACCTGCTGGCGTTGAACTTGGCGATGCTAAACCACTACCAACTGTTTTTTTACTTCCGTTTATATAGATAATAGGATGATTTCCAGTAGCTGAACCATTATATGTTATTAATAGATGAGTCCATTCAAATAATGATACAAATCTACTAGATGTAGACCAAACTCCATTAGTTGTACTCCAATCTGCTTCAAATGTAAGATGTATAGTATTATCTGTATGGGCTGAACCTGTAGCTAAATAATTTCCCCCATGTGCAAATATTCTACCTAAATCACTTTCTCCATTGCCAAATGGATAAATCCAGCAAGATACACTTCCTCCATCACTAAATAAATTATTTAATCCTTCTGATGCTTCTACATTTACATAATTATCTGCTAAAGATGCGGGTGATGAAGCTTCTGCTGTAGGAAAATTTAAACTATTAGTATCCTTCTCCCTATTTATAACAAAGCCTTGATTATCTCTAGAAGAGTCTACACCTGCTGGAAGCAATAAAGTTGTAGTTGAATTAACATTTATATCATTACTTCCTTTTAAATCTTTCCATTCAGCTAAACCATTATTTCTCCAATAATGAGTTAAATAATTGCCATCAGTAATGTTTCTAGCATCATATGCCTTACCACCATTATATAATTCTTGCACATTTGATTCACCTATTGCTCTATTTGCAAAATAAGCTATTTCATTAATACACCCTAAAGTTTCATATATACCAGTTGAATAACCTGTCATAAATCTTGTTAAATATAGTGATGTTCCATTCATACCAGTATCAGTATCTTGTGCTTGCCCATTAACATAAGCTGTCATACTAGTATTACCAATTACAGTAATAACTATATGCACCCATTTATTGTCTGGTATCGCAGCATCAGATATAGAATGATAATTACCATCTTGGTCTCTATAATAAAGCTTTCTATTTGAATTATTATCAAAAGCAAAATTCAAAGTTGTACTAGTACCCATGAAAAAATCAAAATGTTCATTATTTTCCTGCTTAAATATCCAAAATGACATAGACCAATTAGTAGTTCCAGTAGTAATTGAACTGTCTAATGTAGCACATTCCCCTGAACCTGAACCTAAAAACCAAGCTAACTGATTATAAGATTGCAATGCTGGTTGAGGTATATCTAATTGTTGGTCTGCATTTGTCCATCCTGATGCTATACCTATTTCTTTTACTGAAATATCATCTATCCATACTCTTTCTTGGTGCATAATAATAAAATCGTCTAAGAAAACATAATCTGCAGTATTTGCTCCAGTTATCTTTATATTAACATACATTGTA